GAGTATACGGAAAAGTAGATGTATCAAGTGCAAGCACTTGGACCGAAGTTGTCGCTGCATCGGCAGGGACAAAGGTAGCAACATTGAATGTTGTTAACCGACAAGGTGCAGCTACCACAGTAAGGGTTGCCTTACGTGATGCAGTAGGTAACGTTACTGATGCAGATTGCATTGAGTATGACGTTAGTTTACCTGCAAACGGCGTTTTAGAAAGGACAGGAATCGTCTTGGATTCGTCAAACGGACTTCATGTTTATGCTTCTGCAGCTGTGTCTGCTGTAGCATATGGCATTGATAGTTAATCCATCCACATTACAACAATAGGATAAAAAAATGGGAAGAAGAGTTTCTGTAGTACAACAAAGCAGTGGAGGTGGCGGATCATCCACCATGAGGAAGGATCCTTTTGAGCAACCTTGTTTTAGTCACTTTGGTGGATATTATAGTTCTGCAAAAGGTTGGTTTACGTTGGATCACAACTTAAACATGTCCAACGTGATGCTTGGTGGTAACAGTGGTTATAGTTCATGGACATGTGATAACAACTCATACTCTACTGAATTTAGTAATAATTTTGCAAGTAGTGGTTTTATTCAAACTCAAGGGCAACCAAGTTCTAACTCAAACTACCCAAGTTTAAACTGTTTTGTTGGTTACTTAGGAAATACTGCCTTTATTGGTAGTTCCAACACTGGTGGTAACAATACTCCTTGGATCACTGGTGAGGGTAATGGTATTGATAGAAGGGGATATGCATTTAGAGATGTAGGTACTCTTCCTGGTGAAACACATCAAGATTATGCTATTTTCTGCACGTTTGGTGGTGATTTTAGGGTAACTCGTAGAAATGCCAACCTATACAATATGGGGATCAACTACGGTAAATTACCTTACACTAATATTCCTGATGGTTGGAGTAGCCAAATGTATGGTACTTGTTCTTACAACCGTAAGAGAAACAAAATTGCCTTCATGGAAACAAATGATAGTTACACATATCAACCATTTGTTTGGAGCAACACTCCTAACTTAAGATCATATGCTCACACTGGGGATTGGTATCAAGGACAATCTGAGCAAGCATCAGCAAGAAGTATAGGTAACTCAACTCTTGCACAGTACTTTGCTACTAGTTCTAACAGATCTCCTGCATCTGGAAGTGGAAGTTATGCACAAGCTACTGGTAAACCAACCAACCAGACTACAGAAGACCGTCAACGTGGACAACTAGTTCTATGCGACAACGATAGACTTGTTATGTTCCAGATGATTCCTTCATATGGGTCATGGACTACTAGGTGGAACTCACCATCAGTAGATGGTAATGGTAACTCCCAAGGATCTATTAGAACCTTCAGTTGGACTACTTCTTATGGTATTGATCAAGGTCATAGATACGGTTCTAAATTTACTCAAACTAGTGACGGTAGATACATTGCAATGTTCTGTGCAGCATACTACTATGGTGCTGGATTAATGTGTACAATTGTTAGGGTGTCTGACGGTAAATGTCTTCACACAATGTGGCAAAGTTCAGGAAATACTATATCACCAATCCCATTTGGTAAATCTGATTTCTTAATGTGTTCATCAAGCAACGCTGATAGCGGTTATGGTGCTCAATTCATCGTGTTTAACTGTGATTATAGATTTGGAAATTCCAATGATAACGATGATCCAAGCATGGTTAATAACTATGATGATGCTACTAGATACTGCTTTGACCACGCTTACTATACGACTTCATATCCAGCATTCATTCCAGCAATGTACGACACTTCACTCTTTAATACAGAGACTAGTGACGTTAAAGATGGATACGGCACATACTCAGAATAATTATAATTAAAAATTAGCAAGGAAACCAATAAACAAATGGCATATTTAATTTACGATAAAAATGAGCAGCATGTTGTTTCAACATCTAATCAAGATCCTAGACCAGATGGACCAGCATCTGGTGTTGAGACATCTTATCTAGTTTTTGAAGGTGAAATTGATCAAGAGACTGACTTCGCTCCCAATTACAGACTTAATGCTGCTGGTGATGGAGTTGAAAATCCTTACAAAGCGTTATCAAAAGCAGAACAACTTTTAAAATTTCAAGATGATCAAGCTAAAATTTATGCAGTAACAACAAAAAAACATCTGCTTCAATTAGTAAATTCTGAAACTAGAAACAAATTAGATGGTGAATATGGTAACACATCTTGGAAAGTAGAAAAAGCACGGGAACAAGATCTCATTAATGGCAATACTGATGCCATGAGAACACTTGCACTAGAAAAACAAGCAATTAGAGATAAGGGTAATGCTATAGAAGCAGAAATTAAAGCTCTAGATCCAAATGTTGCAGCTGATGCTAAAACACTTCAAGGAATGCCATTAGATTTTACTAAAAAGTTTTATGACTAATTTTTAATTTTCAAACTAACATTTGAATTTATAAATACCCCTAGGAAACACTAGGGGTATTTTTTATGGCTGAACCCACCAGTAGGGCAGAACTTAAAGATTACTGTCTGAGAAAGTTAGGGTTCCCTGTACTAGAAGTCAATGTAGATGACGATCAGATAGAGGACTCAATTGATGATGCTTTGCAATACTATCGTATGCGTCATTATGATGGAGTAGAACTTGCTTATATGAAGCATATTTTTACTGCTGCTGACATGACAAGATTTAGTTCGCAGGATACCACAACTACTGTAGGTACTACAGAGTGGAAAGTGAGGGATAAATATATTGATTTGCCAGCAGACGTGGTTGGTGTGACTAAGGTATTTGGTCTTGCTAGTAATGCTGTAAGAAATAATCTATTTGGTATTGAGTATCAGATTTTTTTGAATGACTTGTATGCTGTAGGTTCTCTTGACTTCCTTAACTATTATATGGTTAAGACTTGGATGGAGACTATGGACATGGTGCTTAATAATGGTGCTTTTGTTCAGTATAGATTTAACATGAGGCAAGATAGATTATATCTTGATGTTGGTGAAGACATGATGAATGAAGATATGCATCTCGTTGTTGAGTGTCACAGGGCATTAGATCCTGAAACATTTGGTCAAGTTTATAGTGATGTCTTTCTTAAAAAATATACTACTGCTCTTATCAAGAGACAGTGGGGGCAGAACTTAATTAAGTTCAATGGCATACAACTTCCAGGTGGAGTTAGTATGAATGGTAGACAACTTTTTGATGATGCCGAAAAAGAAATTGCTGCTATTGAAGATGCATCAAGCAGTACATACGAATTACCACCATTTGACATGATCGGATGAAAAAAGTATACTTTCCTCAACACGGTGGTATCAACACCGAACAGAATCTGGTACAAGACTTGGTTGATGAACAGATCAAGTTATTTGGATCGGATGTGTTTTATATTCCTAGAGTGCATCTAAAGGATAAGTCTCTTGGGGAAATAGTACAATCTGAATTCAATCAAAGTTATATGATTGAAATGTTCCTTGTGAACGTAGAAGGGTTTGGTGCTGGTAATGAATTTGTAAGTAAGTTTGGTTTAAGAATAACAGATGAGATAACCTTTGTTGTATCACGTAGACGATGGGAACAGTCTGCTAATCCAGCATTAAACCTTGCTGTAGATGGTAGACCTAATGAAGGAGATCTAATTTACTTTCCATTGACAGAGGATCTTTATGAAGTTAAGTACGTTGAACGAGAGAATCCTTTCTTCCAATTAGGTAAACAGTATTTTTATCAACTCACTGCTGAACTTTATGAGCAAGGTGCTGATAAGTTTGATACAGGTATTGATGAGGTTGATGATATTGAAAGAGAGTTCAGTAACATTACTACGTTAAATCTTTCACCTTCTACTAGAGTACAAGCAACAGGAGATGTTACTGTGAATGCTAGTGGAGAAATAACAGGAGCTACAGTATCCCTTGCTGGTACTGGATATAGTACACCACCTTCAGTTACTATTACTGGAGCAAATGGATCTGGTGGAATTGTTACAACATCTATTGCTGATGGTGGCGTTGTTACTTTAAGCGTTATTAATGGTGGTACTGGATATCAATCTGATACTACAAGTCCAGACTTTCCAACTATTACTATTGATGCACCACCACTAGATGTTCAATTTATTCCAGATGAACATGTAGTGATAGGTGGATTTGTACAACAGGGTGGTGGTAGATCTTGGACTTCTGCTAATAGTGTAGTTACAGTAACTGCTCTTGGTAGTTTTGATCCTAATTTTGCTACATCAACACAAAAGAAATACTTTTATTGGAAGTTTGAAGATAAAAGAATATGTTACGTTTACACATATAACGGAACAGATCCAACTACAGTTGCTGGTCATTTCTATTATGATGCTACTAACGTCCAGTATGTTATTAACACATACACAGAAACTACAACCAGTGGTTCACAGGCAACTATGTATGACCTAGACAGTGCAACTGTAGCAGAAGTAGCAGATTGGAATGGTGTTACATACACCCTTGAAGTCATGAACCGTACAGGTAACTTCATTGACGGTGACACGATTAGAGGGGTTGAATCTAATGCCCTATATACATTAGGAGATTTCTCTACAATTGACAATCAAAGTACTGAGTTTGATCAGAACGCTGCGATTGAAGACGGTGCAGATGATTTAATTGATTGGGGAGAAACAAATCCCTTTGGTGAATTTGGTAATTATACAGGTAGCTTCTGATGTTAGGAACGCAATTTTACAATGAAGCAGTTAGAAAAACTGTTGTGTCATTTGGAACTTTATTTAATAATATTGAATTAAAGAAAATAGTTAATGGACAAGTAATGGAGGTGGAAAAAGTTCCTCTTGCTTATGGTCCTAAACAAAAGTTTTTATATAGACTACAAGGTAATCCTACAGATGGACGTAAAGTAGCAATAACTTTACCAAGGATTTACTTTGAGATGACTGGTATTGATTATGATGCTGGTAGAAAGACACCTGCTATAACCAAAACTAAAGCAGTTGTTAATCCTAATAGTGAAGAATCTGCAAAGGAAGTAAGAACTCAATACGTACCTGTACCATATAATATTTCATTTGAATTGGGAATCATTGCTAAGTCTCAAGACGATGGATTACAGATCCTAGAACAAATATTACCATTCTTCCAACCAGCATTTAATATGAGTGTTAAGTTCATACCAGATATGAATGAGACTAGAGACGTTGCTATTGTTCTTAACAGTGTTGATTTTGATGATGAGTGGGAAGATGATTTTACAACACGTAGAAGTTTAACATATACAATGCAGTTTACTGCTAAGTCTTACATCTATGGTCCTTACACCAAGGCAGATGTTATTCGTAAGGCACGTGTCATTGAAACTATTGGTGATAAGAATGTTAATAAGAGACACGTTGAAAGGACATATACACCTAAAGCAAAAACTGATATTAATCAAGATGGACAAGTTACTGCACAAGATGATGCATTTGTAACTGCTGCTGATGACTTTGGATTTAACGAGGGAGTTGAGTTCTTATGAGTAGTCTAGAAGAAAATATGGAAGATCTTCTTAATGTTGAAGTATCTGAAACACCTGAGAATGGATGCACAACTAGAAAGAGTAATCTAAAGGATGTTACAGAAGATAGAGAAAAAGATTATGAATATACTAGGGGTGAATTGTATTCACTCATAGATAAGGGTCAGGAGGCGGTACAAGGGGCATTAGAGGTTGCACAGGAGTCAGGGCATCCAAGAGCGTATGAAGTTGCTGTAGCAGCAATGAAACACGTAGCAGACATGACAGATAAACTTGCTGATCTACACAAAAAAATGAAAGACTTGGATGCTGAAGCAAAAGGTACTAAAAACGTAACTAATAATGCTATGTTTGTTGGAAGCACAACTGAATTACAAAAAATGTTGAAACAAATGGGTGGCGGTAAACGTTAAACATGCTATAATTATTATACTGATTTTTTATTATGAAAAAAGCAAGAGGTTTTAAACAAATTACTCCCATAGATTCATCTAAAGAAAAAGAAAAAGTTAATCTAGATGATGAATTTGCTAAAGAAAAAATAGAAGAAGTGTTTTCTAATGTGGTAATGCCACCTCTAAAAACTTCTCATCATCCATCAGTTCCATGTTCTCCTGTTAGATCGGATGAAATGGTAGACTTAAATCCATTTCCATATTTGTATAAATCTACATATGATTTTAAGTTTGATAGAATCAAACAAAGAATTTTAGATGATATCAAAAAAACAAAAAGTGTTGTTGAACAAACTGATATAATAACACCTGAAAAAGAAGGTGGATACACAACTGTTTTATTGTCAAATGCTGAAATAAATGGACAAATGTGGTCACCACCACATACATGGCCTGAGTTTTTTAATTTTACTAATATTTGGTTACCACAAAAAATTAAACAACTATGGAAGTTTTGGAATCTTTCTGAATTTGTAGTTCCTTTTATTGGAGAATCGTGGATAAATGAACATTCATATGGTTCTTTTACAGAAGGACATCATCACCAAAATTCTCAGGTATCATTATCGTGTTATCTAAATGTTCCTAAAGATAGTGGTAGGTTTATGGTAAAAGATCCAATGGAAATTTATAATCACTCCAGACCTTTAGATCATAATCATGAAAAGGTTGGAGGATCTTGGAGATATATTGGTGTAGATACTAATGATGTAATATTTTTTCCTGGTTTTCTAGAGCATCAAACAGAGAGATCAGAATCAAATGAAAAAAGATATATAATGTCAATCAATATTAATTATCTACATGCTGCTGCTTATGAACATTTGAGAGACAAAACTATATTGAGACCATTATGGGAACCTAACTTTTCAAACTATGGTCCTAGTTTAGTTGACAAACCCTAACATTTCTGTTATAGTACTTGACAGAATCGTTATAATTATATTGTAATGGCATGAACACTATGAGATTAACCGAAGGAGACGTATCACGTCTTATTACTGCTTGTAACACATACAAAGATCAAACTGGTTCTGAGTATATGTGGGATGAGTACACTCATCTTATAGAAAAATTGGAGAACTTATGTGAACAAGGACACTGTGCAATCATCAATGACTGAAGAAGAACTCAAAGTCAGAGAAAGAGCATTATTAATACTACTTAAAGAATTTGGTGGTGAAAGAAATAATAAGGCAATTTATGCCTGTGCTGATGAGTGGTGTAAACAACAGGTAAACACTAGTGGTCTCGTCTCCTACTATAAAGCTTATTATAATCAGCATGGACAAACATGACATACCAGTATTAGGTAACTTCTATACTAAGCATGAGGTAGATCGGATGATTGCTGATGCATTAGAAGAAGCAAGACGCATAGATGAAGAGTCCATGCGTAAACACAATCGTGATGCAACTATCATTAGTATGATACTTGGTTTCACTGCACTCGCACTATTTGTAGATGGATTACTTCGCATACTTGGTATCATTCCACCATTCGCAGGTCTTGACGTTAATATCTTGGACGACATTGCCGAAAAGACGAAAGCTATTGTGGAGGCTGATATCAGACAGAATGATCTCATAAGATATTTGAAAGATCAACTCTAAATAAAGTATGGCAATACTTTTTATAGCAACTTGGATAATATTATTAATACTTGCTGTACGTTTAATCTCAACGGGTTGGAGTGCTGCATCAGATCTCAGTGCAGGTAATTTTGTTGAGAGTAGTAAGACAATAACAAGACCTCCACATCCAGAATTGGCAGAGGTTCAACCTGGTGATGAATTGTTAGTTGTAAATTTCACACCAGACGAAGAGTTTATTAATAGAGTAAAAGAATCTGATAACTTTTTACAACAATCATTACAAGAAAGAATAGAAGAATTGGATGATGATGACGATGATGACGGTGGATCACCAGTTCCAGCATTACGATAATTGTGTGGGTATTCATACTCAATGTTCCTACTAACGACTGATAAGTTATAATTATAGATGTAGTATGGGATTGAAAGAATCATGCCCCTAACGCAACAGAGACATTACACAGTCGGTTACCACGACTCAGCACAAAAGAAATATGAAATATGCGAGTATGCCATGAGTGCATATGAAGCAATAGAACATTGTAAAGAGGATGTATCCTGTCTAAGGGATCATCCTCATTTTATTGACTACTGTAATAACGAAGAGGTTGATAACATCTCTCGTATGATGGCATCTGGCATTCCAATGGGAAGATGAAGAACCATAAGCACGAAATTATGTGGTGGATGAGCCGACTCACCATCATGGGAACATCTTTAAGTTTATCGTTCTGGTTAGCAGCACAAGCATACGCATAATAAATAGTATCAACAACTGAATACTATATGCTATCTACACAATACCGCTTGAGATTAGAAGCAATATGTAAAGACATTGCTTCTGGAGTTGAAGTTAGTCTAGATGATATGATCTGGGCAGAAAAATTAGCAAAAGCAAACACTGCTGCTAGAGGTATGTTAAACACAGCGAGAAGAGTAAGTAATGGTGATACCGATTCT